GTAGAAGGTATGGGCCCTGTGCTCCTGCTTGATGCCGAAGGTGGGGCATCTGCCATTGCAAGAGACTGGAAGAATGTTGATGTACTAAACATCTCAACACACGAACAGTTTGTAGCAGTGACTGATGACCTGCTATCAAAGCCTCATAAATACAAGACTGTAATCATAGACACGATTGGTGTAGTAATGGACAGGGCAGAAAAGTATTTTGGGGAAAAACCAGAGAACCAAAATAATAAGTTTGGTCGCTGGGGTGATTTGAAGAACTGGGCTAACAATGTTTTTAGGTCTTTGCACTCAGCACCATTCACTTCAATTATCATAGCTCACTCTCTTGATGACAAGGACGAAAATACTGGAGCAGTTAAGACAACTGCAATGCTTCCTGGTTCATTCAAGAGCACACTCCCAGGAATCCCTGACATTGTTGGTTATCTAACAGTTGAAGAGGTTGAGGGAGTACCACAGCGGGTGCTGATTGTAGCACCTTCTAACAGATTGATTACTAAGAATAGATTCAATCTACCAGCAAAAATAACACAACCATCCATGAAAAAAATCATGGGTCTGATTAAAGAAGGAGGTACCAAGTAATGGGTATCAAGATTACAGGTATTACCGAAGATGCACTAGCAACATCACAGTCAAGTGGTGCGCCTATGTCAGCTATTCCAGCTGGTTCATACAACGCAACTATCTTTGACGTGAAGCAAGAGCAGGTGCGTTCGGGTCCAAACGAGGGAAAGCCTAGACTAAATATTCAGTTTAGAATCTCTGATGGGCAGTACGAGAATCGTAGAGTGTTTGCTTACATCGCACTCTATGTAGCAGGTGACTTCTGGAAGACTCAGAGCTTCTTTAAGGCACTTGGCTTTGATATGAAGTCTGGAGACTTTGAGGTTCCAGAAGCCAATGAGCTCATGGGCAAGTCCATTGGAGTTCGTGTCAAGGTGGGGAAAGACCAGAACGGCGAGGATAGAAACGAAGTAGCAGGTTTTGATAAAGCTACCGCCGAGTCCTTGTTGGGGGCATTAGGCGCAACAGCAGTTGTCTCGGATGTCTGGGCCTAAGTAATGGGCAACGTGGGGTGCGTCACGTAAACAACGCACATCACCCTCCGCTGGAGCTTCACACCTTCCTCCTTTGTGTGTGCAACAGAGTTCGATTCTCTGTCGAGGGACCATACAAATTAATATTCATTTATACTTAAGGAGGATACATATTGAAGACAGGTGATTTCTTCGATGCGATATATGGTAGTGCAACTGGTCTTGCTACTATCGTCACTAGGCATCCAGTAAGCGGTGAGCTTACCGACCAGAAGTTCTTTGAATACCCAGAGCAAAAAGAGCAGATGGTTATTCACGCAAGCAACAATGCCAACAGTGATGTTTACTTCTCGCCAATTTTGTTTGGCTCACCGAGAAGAATAAAAGAAAACGCTAAAGTTGTGTCTGTAGTTTACGCAGATGCTGACACCTGCGCCCCAGAAAACTTTTTGGTTGAACCATCTATCTCTGTGCAAACAAGCGAGGGTCGCTGGCACACTTACTGGATTCTTGACGAGGCACAAGACCCACAGGACGTAGCATTAATAGCTAAGAAGATTGCCTATGCTCACTCTCATCAGGGTTGTGATAGGTCTGGTTGGAACAGCACTAAGTTGCTAAGAGTGCCTAACAGCATGAACCGAAAAGAGGGCAAGGACTATCCAGTAACAGCTACCTGTACTGGTGTTATCTACAGCCTGTCTGAAATCAATGACCACTATGGAGATGTAGATGTTGAGCCAATCAAAGACCTATCGCTAAAAGAACTACCTGCACAGTGGCCTGACCTTATGGCAACTATGGCAAAGATACAAAGCAACCCAGAAATTATTGGGCTTTACATGGAGCAACCGCCAGCTAATGCTGATATGTCTAGGCTTCTTTGGAAACTTGAGCTTGAGCTATTTAGGCAGGGACTGACACAAGAAGAAGTGTTTGTTGTTGCTAGAAACGCAAAGTGCAACAAGTATCACTCCCCACTAAGACCCAAGCGTGGAGATGCAGACGGAGACCTGTGGCGTGAAGTTCAACGTGCTGGCTCCTCACACCAGCAAGGTGCTGTCGAAGAGTACCAGCCAGTTGAGCCGTTGGTTGAGGCTGTTGCAGTAGTTAAAGAGGATGCAAAGTTTCTAACTGATGACGAGCGGTATATCGTGGATACTCGTAGGACCTTTATTGATGACTACTTAGACTGGGCTAGGTCTAAAACCGATGCCGCATATCAGTACCACATTGCGAGCGCATTTACTGTGCTGTCATCGGCTTTCTCTGACATTGGCTATGCTATCCCAAAGTACGGCAAGATGGGCTTGAACCTGTGGTTTATGGTCCTTGGTGAGACTACCCTAACTCGTAAGTCCACAAGTCGTAATCTAATGCTTAGAATGATTCGTGAGTTTGAAAAATACTCTGGCTACCAGATTGACATTGGTTCTGATGCAACACCAGAAGGTGTGACTTCAATTCTTGCTGAGCGTGATGGTAAAACTAGCCTTCTGCACAGAGATGAAGTACAGGGTATGTTCAAGGACTTTATCAATAAGACTTACATGGCATCCGCTGCAGAACGATTTACCGAGCTTTACGATGGACACGTTCCAGTTGTGATTCGGTCTGGTAAGGGCAAGTCTCAGACTGAAAGAGCAACCACTAACTTTGTGATGTTCTTGATGGGTATCACAAGCAAGGTTGCAGATGTTTTGACAACTGAGTATTTCCGCTCAGGATTCTTGGCACGATTTATTTACGTTACTGCTGAGACACCAGACAGAAGTAAAGAGCTTGAGGATATCCAGCAAGCTGATGAGTATGAGGTTATCGTTAAAGATAACGTGATGGACAACCTTGTGAAGGGAATCTACAATGCTGTGGTATTCTGGCAGAAGAAGGGCGAGCCAAGCCCAAGACCAATTAGATTGACTGAACCAGCCCTAGAGCGATTTAATCAGTTTAAATGGGAGATGGGCAACTGGGCAGACAACCACACAGAGCGTGACTCTATTGAGCCATCACGCCAGCGACTTGCTTTATCGGTTTGGAAATGTGCAATTCTTTTGGCGATGCACGAACAGAAGGAACAGGTTGAGCTACGTCATATGCTAACCGCTATTTACTACTCACAGGATTGGTTTAAGAACCTAATCAAGATGGCTAGTGCCATCTCTGCTTCTGAGTGGCAAAGAGATGTTGATAAGCTGGAGGCTCTGGTAATTGACAGAGGTGGCAAGATTCGCTATGAAGAAGCTTACCGAAAGTTTAGCAACAAGCGTAAGCGTGAGTTCGATGAGATGGTTCAGGCACTTCATTCTCAGGCTAGAGTTCAGATTGCTGTTGATAACCGCAAGAGTTACCTAGAGGTGATTGCGTAATGAATAGAATTGAGCAACTGAGGATATCGGAACTATTGAATCTAGCCATCTGGGTTAGGGATAATGTCTACTCTATTGATGCACAAGAATTAAATAAGCAGATAATGTTACTTGCTGATTACGATATGTTATCAAGTAGGCAGATATCTGCGATAGTAAATAACAAAGTAAGTCACAGTTCAATAAGCAAAATGATTGGTAAAAAATCTAAGACTGGAGGCAATTTAAATGTGGGTACACTTGAAATACTACGTTCTGTACTTTATTCTAGGTCGAACGGGGAAACCGACTACGGACTCATCTCCGAGGCACTCAAAGGGGCCACGTCACAAGGCATGATTTCAAGGCTAACTGGTGTTAGTCAAAGTTCAATAAGTAGGAGGTTGGGTAAGAATGGACAAGTTTAGTCGCAAAGCTAGCTATGATAAAGTAAGATACGACATGGATGCAGTGAAGTTTCATGCTGATAAGTACCTCAATGGAGCTGTATACCCATTGGCGAAGCAGTGCTTTCAGTTGACTCAATATCTTGCAAACAGGGGGATTTATCAAGTGTACTTAGATGAATTGGAGGAGAACCTTGGAACAAGTAATACTAAGCCTTGACCCAGGTGGTACCACTGGGTATACTTTAATTGAGGTCAGTGAAAATACAGAACTAGAGATTCTCAGGGTGGGTCAAATCAAGAATAGTCTTAAAGGCTTTTTGGATTTCCACTGGGACGTTCTAGAGGACTGGAAGATAGACAAGATTATCTGCGAGTCCTTTACTCTCCGAGAAGGAATCTATGGTGCAGACCTATCTCCTGTGTACATCATTGGAGCACTTGAGGCTTTATATCCAACAACAGAGATTATATATCAAGAACCAAAGCTCAAACCCCTGTGTGACAATGACAGGTTGAAGAAACTGGGTCTTTATATTCCAGGAAAAGAACACGCAATGGATGCTGTCAGGCATGGGGTTATCCATCTAAGAAATTCAAAACATATGCCAACACTAGAGAAAGGCTGGAGATAATGCCATACTATATTACAAAAAAACACCCAGAGTGTAAAAGTGGTTGGGCTGTGGTTAAGGGGAACTACGAAATGGTAGCCTGTCATAGAACAAAAATTAAAGCAATTAATCAGATGATAGCAATAAGCAGGGCCGAAGATATCGAACCTGGTGGAACACATCCTAAGGACGCAAAATGAAAATACTATTTCTTGACTTAGAAACAAGCCCCAACTTAGCGTTTGTTTGGGGACTATGGCAACAGAATGTTTCAATCAATCAGCTAATGGAATCAACCGAAGTGATTTGCTTTGGCGCTAGGTGGTACGGTGAGAAGAAGGTAAACTTCAAGTCTGTGCACCATCACGGCAAGAAGGCAATGCTTGATGAGCTACATAAGCTCATGGAAGAAGCTGATGTACTTGTTGGCTGGAACTCAGCTGCATTTGATAGTAAGCATATCAAGCGAGAGTTCCTAGAGAATGGCTATCTGCCACCATCGCCGTACAAGGAGATGGACTTGATGCGTGTCGTAAAGTCACAGTTCAAGTTCCCATCTAACAAGCTTGACTACGTGGCTCAGACCCTTGGGGTTGGAGCTAAGGTTCAGCACTCAGGTTTTGACCTGTGGGTTGGCTGTATGGCTGATGATAAGAAGTCTTGGGCCAAGATGAAGGAATATCAGATTCAGGATGTAGACCTGCTGATTGACCTTTATGAGATACTAAAGCCTTGGATTAAAAATCACCCACACTCAGCATTGTATAATGGTATTGAGGGTGGATGTAGTAATTGTAGTTCTACTAACCTACAACGCAGAGGTCAGGCAAGAACCATTACAGCCACTTATCAAAGATTTCAGTGTATGGACTGCGGTAAATGGCTCAGGGGAGACAAGTCTATTGAGAAGACTACTTATAAGTCTATATAACCTGCTTGGTGATTCACTGGTAAAAAGTGAAATAAAGAGGCTAGAGTCTAAGCCATTCATATATCCTGCTGGTCCTTTCTACGGCTTGGACCAGAACTCCTTGTCATATATGACTTCCACCATGTATGACGAGGAGGAGGATGTAGAAATAAATATCAAATACATTTGCTCCTGCGACGAATACGTTTACTCGATGAAGGTTGAGGGGAGCTTCGCCTGTGTGCACTGTGATTCTGAGTGTAGCTTCCCAGGCTGTTTCTTGTGCGAAGCTTTAAGGGAAAGGGATTTGTGGTCAGATGCCAACTTATAATTATAAATGTAAAAACTGCTCTAAGCTTTATAGCGAAATAAGGGGTATGGGCGAAGAGCCTACTGTGGGTAACTGCACAGACTGCAAGGTGCCAGTTGTGAGGCTTTATGAGGTTAGGGGCATCTCATTCAAGGGGGATGGCTTCTACTCCAATGACAAGAAAGCTACTTTAGAGCTAAACCTATAAGATATAATTAATATAAGGAAAGGCACCAAATGAAGAGACTACAAGAGTTCAGCCAGCCACTATACGACCAGACATCTGGTGACGAGAGGGCTTTAATTGACGCAATGCTTGGCGTTGTGGAAGAGTTCGGAAAGTTCCAGTCTGAAGGTAGCTCAATTAACGCTGGATACGACAACGCACAGAACAACCCAAACCTTGACATTGGTGTTAAGTGCGGCAACTGTGTATTCCACATGGGCGAAGGCGAAGACATTGAGTGTTCCGCAATTGAGCAGGACATTGAAGAAGACGGTGCTTGTAGATTTGCGGCTATCCCACCAGGACTTGTAATGGCTCCAACCAATGTTGCAGAAGCTGCAGCAACCTATAAAGTTCCTGCTGGAGTTCAGTCTGCAGCTAGAAGAGCTTTAAAGTGGATTGAAGATGGAAAAGCTGGAGATGGATTTACAAGCGTTGGAAGACGTAGGGCATCACAGTTAGCATCTGGCGGAAACATTACCAGAGATGTTGTTGCAAGAATGAAGTCTTACTTTGCAAGGCACAATGTTGATAAGCAGGCTACTGGATTTAATTCTGGCGAGGAGGGCTACCCATCACCAGGTCGTGTTGCTTGGGATGCTTGGGGTGGAACGGCTGGTCAAGCTTGGGTAAATAGACTGGACATAGGAAAGAAGTAATTTTAAAAAGTAAAACCCCTTAATCAGAAATGACTAAGGGGTTTAGCTTTGCCCAATTACTGTGGTAAGTTTGCTAAGATGTTTATTGCTGTTGCGATAAAAGCTAAAGTAGCAAACAACAAAGCCAAGTTTTCTTTTGTTTGGCTTCGCTGAGTCTCTAGCTTTTGAACGTCAAGTTCAAGCTCCTGGACATCATCTTTAATCTCTTTAATCTGGACATCTTGAGCATCTGACTTCTTCTCCAAACGCTCAATTGAGTTACGCACCGACTTGATACCTTCCTCAATGCGCCCAATAGCAACTAGAACTTCCGTGTAATCTTCCAATTGTTAGCCTTTGGGTTCCTGAGGCTTGTTAGCAGCCTTTCCAAATACAGCATTAATCTCATCTGGGTCAAGCATACCGTCTGATAGATAGGAGCGTGAAAGCTCCTGTGCAACACCCATAACACCAGCAACAGCAGCCATAACAGCAGCTTGCCAAACTTCAATTCCAATTACGGAACCACCAACAAAGGCTCCAGTGATGTTGAGAATTACAACGGCGATAGTTCTGCGAATAATGTCGAATAACATTTATTTCCAATCTCGCCCATTATCTTTTTCTATTATATCCTGTCAGTCTTTTACTAACTTATTTAGTAAGCAGCTCCCATGTTTCTAAATCTACAATTCCAGACTCAGGCTTGCCCTTTGCTTTTTGAAACTTTTTGACAGCAGCCTCAGTGATAGGACCAAACTGACCATCAGCTTTTAGGCTTAGCTTTTTCTGCACGGCAATAACAGTCTTGCCTTTTGAGCCAAGCTTTACAGCCTTAAATGGCTGTGGCTTTTTTACTGGTTCGTGAACTGGTGCTGGCTGCACCTCTCCTGTGTCTGGTGTTGCCTTGTCTACTTCTTGGTCAATCTCCCACTTGGCAATCACAGTCTTGATGAACTTGAGTGGGTCCACAAAGCCTGAGCCGTCAGATGTCCAGCGGTGAACTCTGCCCTTGCAAATCTCAAAGTGTAAGTGTCTCCCAGCGGATGCACCTGTGTTGCCCATGATGCCCAACCGAGTGCCTGGCTTTACAATCTCGCCAACCTTTACCTGCAGTGAGTTCTCAACCATGTGTGCGTATCTTGCAACATAAAACTTGCCATTTATCTTTGAGCGAACATCAACAAACCAGCCAACCCCACCAAGTGAGCCGTCAGCGTTTTTTAGCTTTGAGGTGCCAGCAGCAATAACCTTGCCAGTGTGCCAAGCCTCGTTCCAAATCTTTGGCTTTGGACCCCATAGGTCTACGCCGTTATGGTGTTTTTTACGTTGCTCTATGGGATGCACGCGGTATCCATAGGCGCTGGTTACCTTCCAGTCTTTGCCAAACTTGCCGTCAAGTGGCATCTGTGGTTTTGCTGTCATTCTACGTTCCTGTCGTTTTAAAGTGCGTAAGAGAAATTTAAAGTAAAGTAGTTGCCAGTTGCTACTTCTGCTGGTTTATTTTTTACCGCAAAGTTAGCGTCTACGTTTGAAAATTTAAGTGGGCTTGAGTTTTCATAGTAAGCAATAATTGATGATGTAGTCATCTGAAAAACCCTAAGCGGATATATGGTAGTGTCTTTTCTGAAGGAGCCTAAACCAACAGGGAATCTTTCATCAACAACTGAGCTCGAACTTACTGGCAAGGTTAGCTGAAGGCTTGTAAATAGACCAGTAGTTGGAGTGGAGTTTTTTGTCATTTTAATATTTACATTAACTATGTTATTACTAATTGTGTAGCGAGCTGTATTAAAGGTAAACCCAGTGACAGCAGTAGGAGTGTATGTAGTCCAAGGAACGTAAACTGGAATCCAAGATGTGCCGTCGTATGAATAGCGAGATTTAGTTGCAATTACATATGCGTTCGAGCCAGGGATTACTGAGGTAAGTGCGTTCATTGCTGTGACGGTATCAACGCTGTAATTAGCGGTTTGAAGCCTATTAACAATCGGAGTTAGGTTTTCGTCGAAAGAATCATACACGCTATCTGCGAGTGTAGCAAAGGCGCTATGTAGCGGTGCTATAGGGTCAGAAGCTTCTGGGTACCAAATTGGATACGGTTCTGGGGTTGTAGTTGACATATATCTATTCTATCATACAAGGACTCGCCAGCCGCCAGCGACTGAATCATACCTTTTAATTAAACCGAGCTCTGTGCTGAGAAAAACTGTGTAACCTTCCACTGATGCACTGTAGGGCCCAGTTCCCACAGAGTTAACTGCAGCTACATCAAGAGTAAAAGATGTATTAGTTGCAAGCCCAGTGAGGGTAAAGCTAGTTGATGTGCTTCCAGTTAAAACGGTTGCGCTAGTTGAAGAGCCAAATGGGATATATCTTACGCTATATTCTGTTATTGCAGCTCCACCGTTAGATGCAGGTGCTGTCCAAGATAGGTCAATGCTAGTTTTTTCGGTTGATGGCGTAAAAGCTAAGGCTGTCGGTGGTCCAGGAACGGTTGCGCTAGTAGTTGGTGTAAGGGTTCCGCTAAGTGTTCTGTAAGCTCCCGTGGTTGAAGCTGCCGTGGCTACTGAGTTTACTGCTGCAATCCTAAAGTAATATGCTGTTCCGTTTGTCAATCCAGTTACAGTAAGTGTAGTTCCAGTGACACCTGTGGTTGTAACTAAGCCTGTAGTAAAGCCAGAGTTGGTTGCTCTTTGGAGAGTGTAGCTTGTAACTGATGTACCGCCGTTATCGCTTGGTGCAGTCCAATTGAGTGTGACCTGTGCCTGACCAGCAACTCCAGTTAGAGATGCAGGGGCAGTTGGAAGGGTATAGTAGTTTAGGTTTCCAACTAGGCTAGAATCCGTACCGAAAGAGTAGGTTCCGCTATCCGTAAAGTTTGCTATGCTAGAGTCTGTTGTTGTATCGTAATAAATATCTTTCCCGCTTTGACTGCTTTCATCAACTTGCATATACACAGCTGATTTTCCAGAAACCCAAAAGCCTGCCCTTATTGTGCTTGTTGTAGTCGTGTTTATAAGCTCAGCGGATTGAAGGTCTTTGTAAGATGTCTGAGGTGCAGAAGTTGAGGCAGCAACTGTGAAGTTATCAGTTCTAGCCAAAAGTGACAAGCCAGAACTCCATAAACCTAATGCAATAGTTCTGCTTGCATCTCTACCACTAACACCCATTCTCATTTGGTAAACGGAAATATACTTAGTACCAGATGGGTTTGCGTTACCGAGAGCAGACACTGACATAGTGCATGAGGTCTGCTGGTAGGCAGCCCAGTACACCTGTGTATTAACTGCTCCGTTTATTGCTAGATTGGGCATTTTATTTGTCCATTTCCTTTAAGCTACGATGTAAATTGAGTTTAGGTCTAAGATAAAGCCTGTAGGAATAGTTACTCCGCTGCTAACTGATGTGAGAACTATTGAACCAGCTGTGCTGATGTAAGCCATGGCAACTGGTCCACCTACTCCAGTGCCAGCGAAAGCTTCTATGATTGGTCTCCGACCAGAAGCAAGCGTTCCCATAGTCGAGTTGCCTATGTTTCCATTAGCAGGAACGCTGATTGCAGCGCCAGTTCGTTCAAATTGGCAGCTAAGCATAGCAATTCCATTGCGTTGACGGTACAGCTGGCTATTTACCGACCAACCCGTTGCTGCTGTGATTACTCCCGAAGTCAAGTCTCCAACGTTGCCTATCGAAAGTGTACCGTCTCCGCTAATTGTTGAAGTTGCACTTCCTAGCTGAATGTTTCCGCCATGAGGGTTCACGTAAATAATCGAACCACTGGTTCCGTTGCGAGCCATTATTTCATCGTTGTCAATTAGTAGATTAACTCCGCCAGTGGGCCCGATTTGCAAGGCGTGGTCTGTTGAGGTGAGGCTTGCCTCGGTAGTTGATGTCAGCCTAAGCCGAGGCCCAGTCATATCACCTGTGAAAAAAGGGTCTTCGCTATCTGCTGAGTTTTGTGGGTCAATCCACAAGTCACCATCTGCTGGGCTTGCAGGTTCTTCGGACTGAATATAGACACGTGTGTCTCCCACAGAGAAAGACTCAACTGCGGTGACCGAGGGTGTTATTAATCCGTCTCTTCCCAGCACGGAAATAGCTTCATCAAGGTTTCCACCGTCTGGTCCAACTGAAATTCCTTCTGGTCCAACCATAGCACCAAAGTTTGCATTAGTACCACCTGGGCCACGCACGGACAAAATGCTCTCATAAACCTCATTGGGCTTGTTAGATGAAACTTCTCCACCAGCAACATATGTTATAGCGGAAGAATCTTTTAGAGTTTTAAACTTAAGGTAAACACCAGCAGATAAATCTATCTCAACTATAAGTGCGTTAGTCTGATTAAGGTCCTCTGGGTCACATCCAGTGATGTTTACATATTGTCCAGCTGTAATGATTGCAATGTTTTCATCTGTAGGTGCAACTTCATATATTGTAACTGGAATTTCATCTTCTGGGTCTCCATCAGACCAGTCTGTGCCCTGTTCGTATATTATACCAGAAGTAACGTCAAGTATATCTGCCCTGTACCCAGGAAGTGCAGACTGGTTGCTAAGAGTAATTGCTAGTCCGTCACCAGATATCTGACCATAGGCGTTCATGTTTATGGAAGTATCGTTTATTAGAAATTCGGCTGGAGTATAGAAGTCTTTTTCCGTTACTGGGTTTACGTCAAAGCTTCCAGGGCTTATCTTAAAATAAGGGGCAGAACCGATAGCTTCTAAACCCTCTACACCCTCTTCAAATTCAACTCTTTCTCCAACGGTGATAGACTTATCAACCGTAAGGGATTCACTGGATTTTATTTCTCCAACAAAATTTACAGCGCCTACCTCTGTGGATATTTCGCCGTCTTCTTGATTGATAAAGTTAAAGGTATTATCTAAACCTGCGTTTAATTTAACGTCAGAGCCAATACCAGCATTTTGCAACTGCACAGATAGGCGTTCAATTACGTTTTTTAATGCTTCAATCTCGGATTCAGTTTGTCGAACCCAGGGCTGCATATCGCTTGGTGCGTTGCTGTCTTGAATCATTATACTGGCTCCATCAGTGGTATTATTGCAAAGTCGCTAAAGCTCATAGCCTCAGTTGGGTTTGTTGCTGGGTTAAACATTGTATCTGTAAAGTCTCCGTACGTAAGCCCACTCCACAAGGTATTAAACTGTGCAAAGGTCACATACTGAACTGCTGTAATTCCAATATTTCCATAGTCGTAGCTAACGGATTCAACTCTATATGTCGAGTCATTCCAGTTAAATATAGCCCCAGGCAAAAAGCCAAACTCTTGGTTATCTGCCTCATCAACCATGTCGGTTGATAGGTCTATTATAACATTTGGCCCAGAGAGTTTCTGAGCAGATTTAAAAGCTGAGTCATAAAGGTACTTTTTGTTAATGGCAAATGGGTTCAAGGGGAAACTTACACCTTCATTACCCTCAACGCTTCCAGTGTTAAAAATATGAATAGAACTGTCAACTTTTACTCCAGTCCCAGTAATCATTAACGCTGGGTTTCCTGATGAAAACTCAATAGTCCAAGGAGCATTTGTTGCCTCTTTAGGACCAGTTACCTTAATGTTTAACTCAAATGGATTGTCGGGGTTTTTTTCTACCACTAATCCAGCACCAGTTGCAGTTACAATTTCAGGTAAAACCCTACCGCCGTTTTTATCTAGGAAACAGTAAAACCCATTAGGGTTTGAGCTTGGGACTATACCGACAGAAGTTGGCAAAACATACTTAGCAAGTAGCTCTGGTGAGTCTACTGTGTACTCTGGCTGATTAACTTCATCTACAGAAAAACTCACAGGAAGAATTATTTCTGCAGTTGCTCCAGCTTCAACGCTTGCAACAGTCTCTCCCTTATCGTAAGTCTTTATAATTCCGTCAACAACATAACTGGTTTTCCCAAATGTTGAAACAAAACTTTTAACGGTATTACCTATTTCAAATTGAAAACTTTCTGATTCGGAGTTTGACAGCTGCAGGGTTTTTAAAGCTACTGGTCTTACGTAAATTACGTTATTCTGGAAATACATCTCTGCACCAACTGTGGCACAGAGTAGCTTAAGCTGAACCCAAACATTTTCAGACCACCCAGGGTATACCACATTTATTGATGCAAATGATGAGTGAATATTGTAGTCAGTGGAGATTAATCCACCAAGCTGAAAGTAAGAGGCAAATGCCGCCGCTAGTGTGCCATTAATGCTAGGCGATGTTTTAACTGAGTTTAATGACTCAAACCTAGATTGTGCTGAAATAGTAACTGTGTCATTTGAAAGCGAAACGCCCATCACTTTACCGCTAAAGATACCCCTAACACTGTCAGTGAATACAATCTGGTTGTTTAAGAGTAATTTACTTGATGGGTGGGTTGCACCAAGCGTCTCTATAGAGTTGCTTTCACCGCTTATGTTAAGGGTGGGTATTTCCCCAGCTGTATCAACTGTGGCAATAGGTGTTGCACCTTCGGAAAGTCCGTAGCCAATAACAACTTCAGATTGGTCTTTGGTTGACAGCTTGCCATTGCCATCTATAGTTAATTTTACGCCCATTATACTACCTCTATTAGAGTGGCACTCATTCCTATTTGACCATCATTTATAGCTGCACTTACGTAATCAATTGACATATCGCTAAACTCAAGTTGCTGTGTTCCACGACCTGAGATAAACTTCCCAGTTGGAGGTGTAACTCCAGTTGGCAATAGTTGTGCAATCAAGCCAACAATGAAAAACTCACATTGACCAGAAGCAGTCTTCTTTAGGTAAAACTCAACTCGCTTTACCGAAGTGCTGGCAAAAGATGTGTTTACTCTAGTGGTGGTATCTACGCCAAGGGCGGTCAACTGGACATCCGTTCCAGCCACACCAGACGCATTGTATGGAGTTGCAAATGCGCCACCAGTTGAACCATGCTTACCATGCAGGCCTAAGTGAAGCGTGTAGCCATCTGGAATAATAAAAGTATACTTATAGCTTTCTGCATTTGGTCCTGCCACTGTGTACTTGGCAGACTTGTAAGGATACCCTTGAGTGTTAGTTCCAATTCCAGTCACTGCGGATGTCAGCACAGTCTCCCTAGTTACTGGTGAGTCTTCTAGGTCGGGGCAAATTCCAGACCAGTCGAAATCAATTGACATAAACGGAGCTGCCCAGCCAGGAGCGAATAAGTTCTGGTCCATAGCATATGGGTCAACCCAGTAGTATGGCCCATCACCATAAAGTCCGTCTGCGAAGTCCTTTATAATAGAAAGGTCGTTAATGCTGCTTGGGTTGTTCATTGAGCCGTTCCAAGCCATGTCAAACACCCTGTGGGAGCCCTTAGAACGCCTCACAGAGGCCCCGCCGTTAAGAAACACAGAGGATTCCGAGAATGACTGTGGCGAGGCGTTCATGCCGCTTAGAGGGGCTTTTATCCAGCTTTGGTGGTTCTTGTTTCCAAAGTAAACTTTACTCATTATCTACTACCTCTTCTAGCAAGTTCTTTATTGCCAGCGTTAGCGCTTTCGGCAATCTTTCTATCTGTTGTGTAAAGGGAGACTGGCCTGTCAATTGCTTTTCTTAGTAGGGCCCTGTCCATCTCAGACAAGTATACAGTGCTAGATACTGAACCGCCCCGCTGTGCAGCCACAGGACTTGGCTGAGCCGAGCCAGACTTAATTTGATTTAGAGAATCGAAGAAACCAACTCCATGCCTTTCTACGGCAGCTGCTCTAATAACATACTCCCCGCTTGAAAGCATTGCTGGTATTGAGTCGGATGTTTGAGTTCCAGGACCAGATACATAACCTCCAGTTGCGTAGCCTCGAAGGGCTTTTCTTCTCGCTCTAGCTTGTTTCAACTCAAGGTCAATTACTGCAGTAGACTGACCAGCACCAATTCTCCAGACCCTTTGCTCTTGCAGGGTTGAAATCTGCTGGTTTAGGGTTTCAATTTCTGCAGTTTTTGACAGCTCTCTAAATAGTTTCGCTATCTGAGCTGCCATAACTGAAACATTTAAATTAGGGTCAACAGTAACGCTAGTGCTTTTCTTTTTTGCAAGATAAGCATCAATAGCTGTTGTTACTGGGTTTAGATTAACATCAACATTTGGTGGAGTAATATTTCCAGCAGCAGTACCAAAACCACGAATTACATCAGTGTACTGAGCAAGCTCGTCTGCACTAAATCCAATCGCTCTTGCTTGGCTTGCAAAGTCACGTGCTATTTTTCTGGCGTAAGCTTTGACTTCAGCTGCTGTTGGTAGCTTTCCATTTGCCTTCGCTGTCTGTGCATAGGCAGTAATGAGGTCTTTTGAATCATCTACTCTAGCACGAATTTCTGCTCTGTTTTCTCTAGCTGCACGAGTATTGCCCTTTAGAGTTAGGGAGGCCCTGCCTTCTTGGTAAGCTAACTCTTCTCCTGATTCCGCTACACGTGCATCAAGTGCTTCAATCTCTGCAGTGATTCTACGAATCTCATTTATATCGCCATATCTTTTAGCGATGTCTAACTGGTTTTCCAGAGAACGCCTATCTGTGGCTGACTCGGCAAGTTCTTTTTTAATGTCAATTACTGCTTTTCTTGCAGACTTTACAGAACGAGTTATAGACTCCCAGCCTTCTCTGGAGTTATCTGTGGCTATTTGAGATGCAAAAGCAAGTTGAGTTATGTTATCAAATATACTATTTAGCTCACTGACGTAATCAAATACTGTTCTTACTTCTCTTCTTGCAGCCCTTGAGGTGTCTGACATAGATTGCTGCAGCTGTGCAAATATAGATGAGAATACATCGCTAAATTCACCGCCACTAAGCAATTTACTGATTTCAGCTCTTGCAGCTGCAGAAACTCCAGCAGTTGTAAGGATAGCTTGACGAAGCTGGTCTAGTGTACTGAAGGCTGTAGGGTCAAGTTTAATATCGTATTCTTCGTTAAGTTTCTCCACAAGGCCAGTTAATTGGGAACTCGCATCTCCACCTGCCTGTTCAACAACTTGAATTGCAGCCGCTGAAGCCATCAAAGCCTGAGGAAGGTCTGTCCCAGCCTTATCTGCAATGGCATTTATCATTCCCTCAAAAGCAGTAAATGCTTTTCTTCCGTCTTCGGCAAATACGTTAATGCCATTTTTTGAATCCTTTAAAGCTTGTAGAAAGTCAAGTGTTGATACTGTAAAGTTTGCCATATTCTTTTGAGGTGTAATAAATGCAGCAGTTAAATCCTCTTTAATTGCAGCTGCAACATCCCTGAGCTCATCCGCAGCATCGGTCTCTGCTATTCTATCTAAACCGTCTGCTACAATATTTAAGTTCTCAGCATAGTTTGGGAATATTGCATTGAGCTCAGTTGTGCTCATTCCGATTCCCTCAGATTGATTTTTTATTTCAGCCATTAGCTCGCTGGCTTTTTGATACTCTCCCTCATCAATTAATTGCTGTAGGGCTGCTTTAACCCTGAGTATCTGGGCTTGCTGTTCAGTTAGATTCCTAATTCCTCCGCTGAGGTAAGATATAGCATTTGCTGCTTGTGGATTTGCTGCAGTAGACTGGAAATCGTAAAGAGCGTTTTGGAAATCGCTAAGAAGCCTTACCCCGCTGCCATCAACAAGAATTGATAATGCACTGCTATCTGTAAATAAAGAAAATTCCTCGACAGACTCTAGGGAAAGTATTTCACTCTTTAGTTCAGAAACGCCATACTTTGCACGTTCAGTTGCGTCTTTAAATTCAATAAAAGACTTTACTGCTTGAAAGGCAAAACCAGCAGCTGCTAAAAATGGAATTGCTTTTATGAATAAGCCAAATGCTCTCGCCCCTGTACCTCCAGCTTTCATTGCAGCGGTAATCTGTGCAATGCTTACATTAGCTTTACCAGTTGCAGGAGTTAGCTCAAGCATCCGACCAATTAGGTTTCTTATGCTTAAGGTTGACAAAGCGGTAGCTCCGCCAAGGTCCCCAATGGCCGTTTTATAAGCAAGGGCGCTAGCCGTTGCTTGTAATAGAGCTGATTTGTATAGTAAAAATGCACCAACTCCAATACCAACTGCTGCAGTCAAAGCAACTATAGCTGCTAAAGCGTTATTTTGTGAAATAAACTCTAACACATTGTTTACTAGCGTAAGAGCCAAAGTCAACGTAGCCATAACAGGGAGAAAGTTCCCTGCTGAATCTGCAATGGCAGCTATGTTATTTTGAAATCTTGCCAGTTGCTCAGTAACAGTTCCCATGACCTGTTCGAACTGAGCCGCAAGGTCTGTGTTTTCTTTATAGGCACTAGTTGCATCATTTAAAGAGTCCACAAGAAGTTCGTGGTTTCCAACAAGTCTTTCAAGTACGTTTATCTCTCTTGTGTTTGTAATTCCAATTTGACCAAGAACAACGTTCATATCGGTTCCAGCAGCCTGCGCATCACCAAGTGCTTTAGTTAGTGCGACAAAGAAGTCTGGACCACCAGCTTCGTAAAGATTTCTAGTTGCTTCTGTGGTCATTCCCAAAATTGCTGCGTAGTCTGCAAGGTCTTTACCGTTTTTAGCCATTGCCTTGTCGAAGTCTGCAAACAAACGAAGAATAACACCACGTGCTTGTTCGGGCTGGATTCTTAGAGACGCTAGTGCGGTTCCAAGGCCGACTGCTTCGGATGCTAAAAATCCTGCAGCTTCCGCTGAGGCTGCAATTTGTGTCGTAACAGAAAGGATTTCGGCTTCAGTAGCAACCGAGTTTCTACCAGCATAAAGAATGGAGGACGCAAGATTATCATATTCGTCAGATGTCACTCCCAGAAGTTGTGCTATTCTACCGAATGACTGTGCTGTATTTTCTACGGTTACTCCAGTAACAGCAGAGAACTTCGCAACGGTCTCTGAAAACTCTGCTATGTTTTCGCCTTCAATACCCATCTGGGCAGCCAGGGTTGCCAGTCTAGCTACGTTTGTGAATGAAACAGATGTTCCAGTAGAGATTTCTATCAGGCTTTTACGTAAGCCATCAAGGTCGCTACCAACAAGTCCAGTTGTTCTTTGAACATCAACAAAACTTCTTTGAAAGTCTGCGCCTACTTTTACAACAGCCAAGGACAGACCAGTCATTATTGTTCCGACTCGCCTTGCCTCGTTAGCTAGGTCGTATAGGGCATAACGTGCTCTTACTATGTTAGCTTCTGGGGTTTTGGGTTCTGGGACTGGTGCAAGTGATTGGGCTATGGCTTTATTAGCTGCTGCAATCTCTGCAGCGTACTCAAGCCTTCCAGCTCCTACGGACTGTCTTGCTAGCTCTACCGTATTGGCTCTAGGTTTTTTAAGTTTTTCTAGTCTGTCAAGTTCTAAGATTTGCTTTTTTAGTTTTTTAGCAGCCTCGTTAGCTCTTTCAAAATATTGCTCAAGGCCCCTGTCTTTACCTAAGGCATTAAGGCTCAGAACGCTTTTATCTATTGCCTTATTTAGCTCACCAGTTTTTTTACCAGCCCTAGAAGCTTCTTTATTAAAGTCGCTAATATTAGCTTTGAGCTCGTACTCTATTAGAAATTTAGCCACGTTCCACCATCATTAAGTCCTTGAACTCTATTTTACCTTATCTGACAGGGATTTGTAGAACTGAAGTCTTGAGGGCATGGGCCTCTCATCATACGAGAAAGCAACTGGATAAAATATAGCACCAGGCTTTGGCTTGTAGTTCTTTTTCTTCTCCTGTGCGCTTTTCCATTTATCCATTTCTTCTTTTGCAAAACAGACAGAGCTTTTTACTTTAAAGCCAATCCAATCAGCCTCTTCGTTCCTGCAAACCCAAATCGGATTGCCGCACTCACCACAAGTTTCTTCCTGTAGAATCTGATAAGATTCAAGAAGCATAAAGTCAAATTCAGTCCATGGGTCTGTGGGCTGTTCGTGAAATATCATTGAGACTGGTCTAATCCCAACCGAGATGGCTGCCTTTATCTTTGTGATAAACTGCCTATTATTTTCCCAGGTTAGGACTTCTGTAAAAAACCTGCATCAGTTATCCCCTTAAAGATTCCAGTAGCTAGTGTCAGCTGCTCAACTGCCTCCACTAGCATCATCCAAGATTCCTGGGGAAGTAATGAATATAGCTTAGAGGCATCTTCTTTTGTAAATTCTTTTTCGTCAACTTCACCAGCGTGGTTTTCAACTCTAACTATGCTGGCAGCAACTAGGCCAATAATATAGTTCTTGCTCCAAGTTAAATCCGTTGGGGAGTCGGACTGCACAGAGTCACCAATAGCGTCAACTTTATCTTGGGGGATTCCACGCATTAGGAATACTAGCTTTGATTCTGTAACTCTTGAGGCTAGCTCTTCTGATTTTTTCTCAAGCTCAGAGTAGGTTTTTGCATCTTTAGCGATGGCAGACAGTTCCATTTTTTCATTCAGCTCGTGTAGCTCTCTTGCTGAAACTACGTCTGTGTATATAACAACAGACTTTTCTGGGTAGGCCCTATCCTTAATTGCATCAACAAGATTAAACTTGCCTCGCTTATGCGCCTCGTCTACTAAATCTAAAATTTCTTTTGTTGAGTTCTCGTCCATTTTTACGCCTTTCGTTGCACCATTTGTTCACCCATTTAATAAAGGTCGGGATGGGGTGAATGGGCGCAAAACCCCACCCCGACCAGCTTATTAGGCTACAGCTTCTACGTTTACCGCTAGCTGTCCCTGAGGCATGAAGTTAACCATGAACTTCACGGAATCTTCACCCTCAGTGTCATCCATTACAGCATCTGCAATGAACTTGTAAACTGATACAACATCATCCGCTGCCAAAGCACTTAGAGCTGGTTTTCCAATTCGAGTGATAAGGAATCCAGAAACTCTAGCATCGGTAGATGCCTTGAAGGTCTGGAAAGCGTTGTAGTAAGCGCCAGTGGTCTCCGAGGTGATTCCACGGAAGAAGGCAAGTGAGCCGCTGAACTGAGCGAATCCACGAACCTCGGCGTTTGACTTGTCTGCAATACCCTTGTCATCAATCTTGTTTGACTCGCTTGCACCAAGCTCGTATCCTTCCCAAGCAATAGCTTCGGTTAGGTTTACACCGTCAGCAATAACATCTGCTGCACTTGGACCCGCTAGGAAGGTAACCTCGTTAGTTACCTCTGCTGCTGGCATCCAGTAAACAGAAACGTTTCCGTTAGACTGTAGCTTGGTTCCAGTTAGTGTCTTCTTGGTTGGACCAGCGCCTGCTGTTCCAGTTCCAACTGCAACGTTAACTGCAACTTCACCAGTGTTCAGGAATCTAGCACCAATGCGAATCATTTCGCCATCGCCAATTAAGTCAACTGGGAAGTCGGTGGTTACACCGAATACGCTGATTAGGTCACCAGCGGCAAATGCTGCATCGTGAACCTTACCAATTCGCTTGATTAGGTAGTACTTGGTTCCAACTGCTGCATCGGCAAATCTTGTCTTAAACAAGTTGTAAGCTGAGTCAGCTGAGGTGCTTGCGTCACGGAAGCCATCTAGGGATGCTTCGTAGTTGTATAGGGTTGGGGTTTCAACAGTTGCGTTGTCAACGATAGCTAGTGAGCTGTCGCTGTCAGAGTCAGCCATGTTTAGTGTATAGTCATCTGTAACTGCCTGTGAAATGTTAAAGACCTTAGTAGCATCTGTAATCTGTGCGAGTGTAGGTGCCCAGGTAGATGCAGTAATGTCTGCTCCACCAAAAGCATCAGAGCTTGCGACATAAATGCCTACGTTAGGTCGAAGTAGCTTAGTTGGCATCTTCTAGTTCCTCGTTCTCTTCGATTTGGTTTTTTAGCTCAGGCTTTTTAGCCCACGCCTTTGGAGCAAACTGCTCCTTGGTTTCTTTCTTTGGTGCAGCCTGAACCTCTGAATCAACAGATACAAGGTTCTTGCCCAAAACTGGGTGTCCAATGTAGTGGGACGGAACACTGATAATTTGACCAGTCTTCTTGTGTTTAGCTATAGCCATTGTAGTCCTTCCATGCTATCTTCTATTTTACCATACGGTGTTAGCAATAAATGTAAATGCAACCTCTGCTGTGTACCGATTTGGTCTCACATCTTGAATGGTAAAAACTCTTGAGCCAACTGCTAGCCTAAGTTCCCCAGCATCAGTTGGCTTAAATCCAGTTAGTTTGTTGCGAACAACGTCAGCAACCTGTCTTGAGGAACGTTCTGTGGGGCCAATGCACGAGACAATTATATAGGACTGCATGGTGTTATACCTTGCCCCAATTATCCCGTTTCCAAGTCCTAGCTCCTGTAGGTCCGAAAACTCAATAACTGCGTAGGGCAGGATATTTCCATTTGCGTCAAAAGTCAGCTTGCTGTCATCTGGGGCAGATGTCTCGTAAACATCCTGTGGAATTTCCCTGAGCTTCTGGGCAATCTGGTCCTGAATATTAAGTAGGTTTAGGCTCATTTAGAACCCCTCTTTCCGCTAACAAAGTTCTTCATGTATAGAGCTACATCCTGCCTAACGTCTGGAGTAATATCCATATAGGTTCTAAGCACTGACCTCATTGGCTTAATTGTGGCAGTGCCGTTTTCCTGGAAACCAAAGTACTTGTACCAAAGCCTTGTCCAACCGATGCTGGACGTAATTTTATATTTTGTTCCTTTGGTTGTTCCGTAAATTGAGTTACGCATTAGGCTTGTATCTTCCCTGTTTGCGTAGTTGCTCATTACATTCTTACCAAGGGCAGAAAGGTTTTTTGCAAATTCATTAATGTCTTGATAAATTTCAGCGTCATTGGGCAGTTTAATAGTTCTTGAGATAACCGAATCTATGTCTTTTTTGCTAACAGATTTTGGCGATATAAAACCATACTGCTTGCCACTCCTATCGCTGCCATCCAGCTCTTTGTGCAGCCTGTAGGCTAAGTCAACAAGACCAGCCTTTGCCTCTCTAGTTTTTACCGCAAAGTCTGAAAAGTCAAATGAGATATCTATCTGAGTATCGAACTCATCTTTTCCAGTAGTCTCATAGCCTACCCTTTTACCCGCCTCATACATTAGTTGGGTCCAGCTCGGTGTCTACTCTACAAATTAAAGTTCTCTCCCAGGCATTGCTGCTGTTTAGAACATCCACAACGGTGTAGATAAACTTCTGAAGGGTTGTGTTGTAAGGCGCTGAGTTCACCAACATTCTGTCGTTTGGTCTGATATCTGGGACAGGCTGAGATGGATTCTGTACTTCATTTTTATAGTAAGGAATCTGCACACGAACAGTCTTTATGAAAGTAGGGTTATAGGTATCAGAGTTTTCAAATACAGCGTTTATTGGCTGAATCCTAGCTGGGCCTTCGTAAAGCACAACAGAGGAGCCAGTCCAGGTATTTGTTGTGGCATTGTATTGTTTGTTTTGGCTAGAAGGGTTGTAAATTTCAACAGTTGCAAGTTGAAGGCCGTAGCCTACAGGCATATTGTGGGTTAACCATCTAGGGTCAATAGCAGACCTTGAGTTTAGTCCCATAGCAAATCCCAACTGGATGGACGCTCTACAATTTCAAAGTAATCGTAATCGTCCAGCAAGTCATCTTTGTCTGCTTCCTCTCTTAGCTCCTTTGCCTGAGCACGTAGCTCTGCACCCAACTTAGCACCATCTGTAGTGTAGTCAGCTGTGCGAATAACTTTGTTGATTAAAGACTCTGAAGTAGCAAGCACAAGCTTAGCCTGAGCTGCGGCTCTTTTTATGTTGTTAGAGTATAGAGATAGAAACGCTTGAATCTGAGCGTCATTAAATACGTATTCACTAGCCGCACTTGGGTTTGCTAGATTAGCTAGTTGTTCGGTATCTGGAATAAGAAGGCGAACTTGACCGATTGCGGTTGCGTAGTTAGGAGGGGTTACGTCTGGCATAGTATTATTGTATCTTATCTGTTTTTAAGTTGTTCAATTTCATTTTTTAATTCCATAATCATTCTGTGTTGTTCTCTAACAATCTGCTGAGTTATTACGGCAAACTTTGTGTAATCAAGACCTTCAACCGAGCCATCTTCTTTATAATATACAAGCTCGGTAAGCCCAGCGTCGTGTAGGTCCTCAGCAATAAAACCAAGCTCTAGGGGGGCATTTTCGCCCATAATTTCTACGGCTTCATTGTACTTAAAAGTTTTAGGCTCAATAGAAATAATCTTGTCATACTCATAGCTGGTTGGATTAATCTGCTGCTTTACTTCACGAGATGAAGATGCTGCGTTACCAAGGGTTCCGTTTAAATCTATCCAAGCAGCTTTTCTTAATCTTCCTAGCGAAGCCCAGTCATTGCCTGTTGTGTAAGCTGCTTCATTAATTAAGTCTCCAGAGCTTCCGCCTATTCCAACGTCTCCACCATCGTTGTTTATAAAAAGACTTGATGTTGCACCATTGTTCCTAGACATAATCTCATTGCCATCCATAATGAGGTTTGTAGCGCTTGAAGAACCAATTTGAAACGCATGACCAGTTGAAGATAAGCTAGCGTCTGTTGTAGTGGTTAGCCTAATGACAGGAGAGGTTACTGTTCCTGTAAAGGTTGGGCTAGCTATTGGCGCAATGTTAGAAAGGCTAATGCCGACAGCCTGTGTTCCAGAGTCATAAGTAATAGGTGCGGTTGCGGTAACTACCCCACTTGGTCCCGTAGGACCAGTTGGTCCTGTTGCACCAGTATCTCCTGTATCGCCCTTTACTCCTTGAATACCTTGGGCTCCTGCGGGTCCAGTTGAACCAGTCAAGCCAGTAGGACCAGTGAGGCCAGTATCACCCTTGGGTCCCTGGATGCCCTGGTTCCCTTGGTCACCAGCATCGCCCTTAAGACCTTGAATACCCTGAGCGCCAGTAGCGCCTTGTGGTCCAGTTGCACCCGTTGCACCCGCTGGGCCAGTTGCACCCTGAATACCCTGTGGACCCACTTGTGTGTACATAACCTGCACAGCGGTAAGAATAATTGATGGTACTGCTGGGTAAACTGGTGAAGTTCCCGCTGGTAATGACTCAACACTCAACTGTGTGCTGTCACCAGCCCAATAGACCTGAACGTAATCGTCAGCTTCAGCGGTTGCTACATAGTTGATTGTTATAACTTGACGGTTAGGATTGCCAGAGCCCTTACGTGGCTGCAAGTCCATTTCTGTTGCAGAGTCTGGATAATCAACTCCATTTTTCTTCACCCAGAAAACTGCCTTTTGCACAGAGTTGGCATAGTTAGTAATCTGAGCGGAAAAAGTCAAGCTGTAAGTTCCTTCAAATTCAAAAGTAACTTCATCTGCATTTTCAATGCTTACGCCGTTAGCTTCAGCTAAAGTTCCAATTGCAATTGGTTGAGCAACTGAGATTGACGCAAGTGGCTGGTCAGTCATATCATAGAAAGAACCAAAGTAACCTAGCGCACCACCAGCTCCAGTGGCACCTGTGTCACCCTTATCTCCTTTGTCACCTTTTGGCCCAGTAGCACCAGTGGCACCTGTTGCTCCAGTAGCACCTGTGGCACCTGTTGGTCCAACTAAGCTTGCAAGCCACTGGGCTTCGGTTCCAGTAAAGCCCTCAATAACGGCAACTTGATAAGCGGAAAAACCATTTGCGCCTTGGCTACCAGTTAGACCAGTATCACCCTTAGCACCTGCTGGGCCAGTGTTTCCAGTATCACCTTTGACTCCAGGGATTCCTTGGGGCCCTTGGTCACCAGTATCCCCCTTGGGTCCAGTTTCTCCCTGTAAACCTTGCTCGCCCTGAATACCTTGAATACCTTGTATTCCTTGGTTTCCAGTATCACCCTTTGCGCCCGTTGCGCCCTGTATGCCCTGCTCGCCCTGTATGCCCTGAGGACCGACTTCTCCTTGTAAACCCTGTTCGCCCTGGGGTCCAGCCTCGCCAGGCTCTCCTTGAGCCCCCTGAGCGCCTTGTATACCTGTTTCTCCAGTGTCTCCTTGGTCACCCTTTGCTCCAGCTGGTCCCGTTGGTCCAGTTGGTCCAGTTGGTCCTGCAGGCCCTGGGGTACCTCCACCTTCGCTATCGCCACCGCCACCACCGCTTGGCTTCTTGTCGATGCGGTTGATTTCTTTTTCAACCTTTTCGCCCCACTCTTGCGATTGGGGTGCTAAGTTGCTATCAGGCCAGATTATCATTATAAACCCATTCTATCTTATCCCTAGAGGAAAAGACGGCCCTGGAGTATTCTCAACAAGGCCGCCTTCTCGCAACACACACACGATGAAAGGAGGGACATCATGTAGTGCTATTCTATCATATATTACCTAGTATTGCCCACAATTAAAAGTCCCAATCATCATCGGTTGTTGCCTCATGTTTCCCGATAACATAGGAAGAACCAGAGCCTGAGAAGAAGTCGTGGTTCTCGTCTCCAGATGGTGAAAGTGCGGAAATTATTGCGGCACTTACATTGGTGCTATCTTTTGGAAATAGCGGGTCAAAGCCTAAGTTCATAAGAGCCTTGTTTGCGTTGTAGTGCAAGAACTTCTTCACATCCTCAGTTAGGCCAACTTCGTCGTAAAGCTCAGCCGTGTATTTAATTTCATTGTCGTAAAGCTCCATCAGCATACTGTAAGCGTAGTCTTTAATCCCAACCTGAGCCACTGGGCTAAGCTCATTGTAGGCAAGCTGGAACTTGTATCCGATGTAGTAGCCATGAATTGCCTCATCACGAATAATTAGGCGAATCAGGTCAGCTGTGTTTGTTAGCTTTGCTCTGGAAGACCAGTACATCGGTAGGTAGAATCCAGAGTAGAACAAAAACGACTCTAGCAGAGTAGATGCAACCTTGCGCTTTAGTGGGTCATCGCCACGATAGTAGCTAAGAACAATCTCAGCTTTTTTCTGAAGGTAAGGGTTGTCCTCAGACCAGCGGAAAGCATCTTCGATATCTTTGGAGCTGCACAGAGTCGAGAACACTGAGCTGTAGCTTTTAGCGTGAACTGATTCCATAAAGGCGATGTTGGTAATCACTGCCTCTTCGTGCTGAGTTCTAGCATCAGGCATCAAGCTCATCGAGCCAACTGTGCCTTGGATTGTATCCAGCATAGTTAGACCAGTGAACACTCGCATTGTTAAAGTCTTCTCGTGGTCCCGCAAGGTTTCCCAAGATTGGATATCGTTTGACAGCGCAATCTTTTCTGGAAGCCAGAAGTTCTGGGTTAGCCTGTTCCAAACATCCAAGTCAACTTGGTCTTCAATCTTGTTCCAGTTAATCGGTCTAGTTATAGCTGACATGAAACGCAGTTCTCCACTTCTGTGCCTTCGAGGGCATCTTGTCTAATACGAATGTAGTAAATAGTTTTGATGCCTTTTTTCCAAGCGTAAATCTGAGACTTGTTGACATCACGAGTTGTGGCAGTATCCTTAAAGAATAAGGTTAGCGATAGGCCTTGGTCGACGTGCTGGGTCGCAGCAGCATAAACGTCAATAATCTTTTCAGGACCAACCTCGTAAGCATCCTCAAAGTATTGAATGTTTTCATTATTCATGTGAGGTGCTGCATAGTAAACCCTACCAAGCTTCCCCTCTTTGCGAATCTCAACACGAGATGCAATCGGGTGGATGCTTGAGGTAGAGTTGTTAATGTAGCTGATTGAACCAGTTGGAGGCACAGCCTGTAGGTTCTGATTATAAAGACCATAGACCATTACACTCTTGCTAAGTTCTATCCAGTCATCCTGAGTGGGTATCGAGATACCTGAATCAGTGAAAATATCCTGAACCTTTTCAGTTACTGGTACCCAAGTCTGATTAATGTACTTGTCAAAGAAGGAGCCATCTGAATACTTTGAGTTTTCGAAATTGTGGAACGGTGAGCCAGTTTCTTTAGCCATTTCGTTGCTGGCTTTTAGTGCGTGGAATAGCACAGTGTAAAAATAGATATTTGTGAAGTCCACAGACTCTTCATCGCCGTAGTGCATAAAGTTCTTGCCAAAGAAACCATGCAAGTTCATCTGACCTAGACCAATTGCTCTAGACTTTCTGTTCCCCTCAGCGATTGACATTACTGAATCAATGTAGCTGATATCGCTCACTGCGGTAAGTGCTTTGATTGCGATTTTGATGGTCTTGCCAAAGTCTGGTGACTCCATAGCCTTAACCACGTTTAGTGAACCTAGATTACAGGAAATATCCTTGCCGATTTCCTTGTAAGACAAATCGTTATTGTAAGTCGTTGGTGTGCTAACCTGCAAAATCTCAGAGCACAGGTTCGACATACTTATACGACCATCAATTGGATTAGCATCGTTTACTGTGTCTTCATAAACAATATAAGGGTAGCCAGATTCAAACTGTAGCTCTGCAATTGCCTCAAATAAGTGGCGAGCTTTAATCTTAGACTTACGGATGCCTGGGTTGTCAACTAAAGCTTCGTAGTGCTCTGTAATCGAGATGTCGCTCATCGGAACGCCAAGTTCACGCTCAATATCGTAAGGCGAGAACAAGTACATATCTTCGTTGTTCTTTGCTAGCTCAAGTGTGATGTTTGGCACAACCACACCCAGGCTAAGGGTCTTGATACGCATCTTTTCGTCAGCGTTCTCACGCTTGGTGTCTAGGAATCTGAGGATGTCGGGGTGGTGAGCGTTTAGGTAAACCGCACCTGCACCCTGACGGGCACCTAGCTGATTAGCGTAGGAGAAAGAATCCTCAAGCAACTTCATCACTGGAATAACCCCAGAGGACTGATTCTCAATCTTCTTAATTGGTGCACCTTGCTCACGAACATTAGTTAGGTTAAGTGCAACACCTCCACCACGCTTTGAAAGCTGAAGGGATGAGTTGATGGCCCTTGCAATAGATTCCATGTTGTCTTCGATGCGAAGTAGGAAACAGGATACAAACTCGCCACGCTGCTTCTTACCAGCGTTCAGAAAAGTCGGGGTAGCTGGCTGGAAACGACCAGAGATAATCTCATCAATCAAGTCTTTAGCTAACTGGCTATCACCCTGTGCAAGCATTAGTGCGTTCATAACTACACGGTCCTCGAACCTCTCAAGGTATCTTTCGCCATCAAAAGTCTTTAGGGCATAGCTAGTATAGAACTTGTAAGCCCCAAGAAATGACTCAAAGCGGAATCTATAGTCGTAAGCTTGCTTAAAAAGTTCCTTGATAACTTCTGAGTTATAGGAACTCAAAAGACTTTTTTCATAGTAGTCATTGTCAACTAGGTAGTGAAGCTTTTCTTCAAGGCTGTGGAAGAAAACGGTGTTCTGGTTTACGTGCTCTAGAAAGTAAGCACGGGTTGCTTCTTTGTCTTTGTCAAGTTGAAGCTGTCCTTCTTCGCCCCATAAGTTTAGCTGGGCGTTTAGTTCGTGGTAGGTCGTACTCAAGTTTCTCCTTTAGGTAGGGTTAAAGTTTATTTATTATGCAGCAAGTGACTGGATGCGTTCAGGTCTGAATCCACTCCAGTGCTCTTCGCCTGCAACAACCACAGGGGCTGCACTATAACCCAAAGCCTTTACCATTTGGTAGGCTTCCTCATTAACGCTCAAGTCTACCTCACGGTATTCAACGTTAATCTTCTGCATCATTCTTTTGGTTGTATCGCACTGGACACAGGATGGTAAAGTATAAATTACAACTGGCAAGTGATTCCTCCTTTAAAATAGTTTAGAATCACTATTATAACATTGTCTAGAAATCTATCCTAGTATAAGTAATTCTTGGGTAGCCGTCCATGTATTTTTCAACTGAAGATACCCTAGTTCTTGTACCAGGCCTGGGAGAGTGTACAAACAAGCCCTCGCCTATGTAGATTCCATTGTGGAATCCCATCAATGAACCAGGATATGAAAAGGAAATTATGTCTCCTGGCAAAGGCTTTTTTACAATCTTTCCAGAGTTCATTTGTGCAGTTACGGAATGTTTAAGTTCTACTTGAAGGTCAGAGTAGAACCACATGACTAACCCAGAGCAATCCCAGCCCCCTGGGGTAGAACCAGAAAACACGTACCAAGTTTTATCAACGTGTTTTTCTAATTTTGTAATTCTTTCAGACATTGTGGCAGCTCTTAGTTGTGCGGCTTCAAATTCTGCCTGTTGCTGCTCTAGTAGCGTCTGCCTTGCTTTATAGTCTATTAAGAAATCAATAAACGAACTCGTATATCCCTGTTCGTCTAACGAATCCTTTTCTGCTGAAGTTGCTGCAGATGGTGAGTAGCTAGCCAAGGCTAAAGCTATTGCGGTAATTAATGTTAGCTTTTTCATTTGACCACCTTTCCTTGCGTTAGTACTGGTCTCTTGTAATTATGCCCTTATTAAATTATTCATCTATTATATCACAATTGTGGGTAAAAGAAAACCCCCCACCGAAGTGAGGGGCTATCTTTTAGCTCAGTTCTTAGGAAGCTGCTCCAGTAGAAGCAATAGTACCTGCAGGAACGAAGAATCCACCTGTAGCGATGTGGCGGATTCTCATCTGCCAGTCATCGTTGTCGAATGAACCGTAGTTCTCAGGAACTGCGCCACCACCGAAGTACTGACCTGCAGCAGCCTTAACACGAAGCTCAGGAGCCTCGAAGCCACGTAGGAAGCCAAGTACAACGCTTGGGTTTAGAGTTGCTGATGGTACTGGGATTAGGAACCAGTAGGCACCTGCACCAGAGTTAATCTTGGTAATCCAGTCGTTAACAACAATCTCAACCTGGGTACCGATTGGGTTTCCAGTGATGGTCTTGGTTAGGATGGAGCCAGATGTTACTGATGTCTCAACAGTCTGAACTGCAAGAATCTTCTTTGCTGTAAGCTCAAGCGCACGTGGGATTACCAATGCGAAGCGGCTTACAGGCTGAATTAGCTTGCCGTTGTACTGCTGTAGGTTTGCTGCCTGGATAGCTGCCTCAAGAGAGGTCAGGGTTAGGGCAGGGTTGCCAGATAGCAAGTTGTTGTTAGCTGACTTGAAGTTAGTGGTGTTTAGACCACCAGATGCAACAAGCTGCTTAGTAACTTCTTCGTCTTCTTTTCCAGCAGCCTTTAGGCCTAGCTCGATTGGTAGACGCTCTAGTAGAGAGATGTTTCCGTCGTTAACAACAGCTTCCCATGAGAAACGTACTCTCTGTCCAGCCTTCTTAACTGCGAAGTCTGCCTCAGTTACTGAGAAGAATCCTGCACTTGGGTACTCATCGTACTCGCCAACGGTAGGAAGTGAGCCCTCACGGAACTTGTCTCCCTGGTTGTCCATGCCCTCATCTTCATAACGAAGGTTTAGGTACTGCTGCTTGCGGAAGTCATCAACAACTAGACGAGTTGCAAAAGTATCCCAAACCTTTGGGGTAGCTTCGTAGTTCTGCAATAGAATCTTGTTGATTACTGGTGCTAGCTGGATAGGTAGGTCGCTAGTGGAAATACCTTCTTGTAGCTTTAGCTTGTCACGGCGGTCTCCACGAAGTGCACCTTCGAGAAGCTTAGCTGCCTCAACCTGCTTTGATGTAGTGTTTTCTGTCATTTTTTACCTATCCTTAGTTCTGTGCTAGACGAACAACAACAGTTGCAGTCAACACCTTGGTAACGTGTCCCATTAGCTTTGCGCTAGTTGAGGACTCCTGGGCTTCAGGGATGATACCACTAGTCGAGTTAGCAACACCGTAAGCCTTCTGGCCTACGTCGAATGTGTCACCTGACTTGAATGGGATTTCAAATGCGCCAGTCAACTTTAGAGTAGCGTATGTAGCTGCATCCTCACCAGTCACTGCGTCGTTCTGTGCGACACCTACGAGGTCTCCAACCTTTACAACATCTCCAGAGTCAACTGAGGTGTGTACAGGGAAAACTAGTTCGTTAGCGTCTTTGTAAATTTCGTTAAGAGCCATTTACTTTTTCCTTACTTTACTTGCCAGCGATGCGAGACACAATTGCGTCTAGCTCGTCTACTGGGCTGGTGTTTGATGCCTCGTGGATAACACCAAAGGTGTCAGCTACAGGGGCGCTTACAGACTCGCTTACAGCTGAGACATATGCCTTCTCATCTGCGATTAGCTCATCTACGGACTTTTCAGAGCCTGACTTCATTGCCTCAGCTACACGCTGAAGGGCAAGCTTAGGCAGACCTGATTCGTTGAATTTAGTAGCTACGTCTACTGGGTCAATTGCGTCTTCGGTTTCTTCTT